TTATCATATTATACTATACTAAAGTAGGCCAAATCTAACAAATCTATGAGAAAACTCAAACAATTGTGTCCAGAATACAAACAGTACGAAAATTTCCATAACGATAAAATTTTCACTATGGCTCTAAAACGCCAGATCCATGAAAATCCAGAAGGAAGTCAGTTGAAGTTCACGAAGAAGTGTGCTAAGAGTTACTTCAGGGATAAGTACCCAAAGGTCTACAAGGAAATGACTGAGAAAGATTGGAACGATGTTTCCAAACGTTTGAGTGCCATCTTTCAAAAGAACAAGAACGTAGTCCCTGCTTTATATAAATTCCGACCCCACCTTCCTAACTTATTCCAGCAGAGTAAGCAGGTTCATCAAGGTAGTGTCAACTTCGGTGAAGATTTTGATCTATATGATGATCCTATAGTTGGTACTGAGGCTACACTTCCAGTAGAAGAAGACATTCCAATACAGGAGGTTCTTAATTTCGACACACCTGCACCCAAAGCACCACGTAGTGAAACTGGGGAATGGATGGATAGGTACTTTGAGAAGTCATCTAGTGTCACACTGACGCTACCAGACAACACAAAGATCCAGTTCAACAAGTGACACACGACCCCTCCACAAGGAGGGGTTTTTCATTATAATAAGTACATACAAACAAATTAGAAAAAATGCCAGCAAAGTCTGATCTAACAACCACCCAACTTGTGAACTACCTATCTGACAAATATGGATCAGATATAAATGCAGATCATGTACGTGAGGCAGCGGCGCATTTTGGAGTCGGTTATGCAACTACAACAAAACGTTTACGTAGTTTTTATGTACAACGTGGTACATGGAATATTGAGAAGGTTAAGGATCAACTTGAAAGACAGATCACTTCTCCTTCTGTTATCCCAGAAATTCAACAGAATTTGAAACCACAAAAGGATCCAAACTTTGTTCCCTTTGGAAACTTCTCTGATGTTAAGAAAATTATATCATCTAAACTATTCTATCCTACGTTCATCACTGGACTCTCAGGGAATGGTAAGACACTTAGTGTAGAGCAAGCATGTGCTCAACTAAATAGGGAACTCATTCGTGTAAACATTACTATTGAAACTGACGAAGATGATCTTATTGGTGGGTTCCGTCTTGTTAATGGCGCAACTGCTTGGCACAACGGACCTGTTGTCGAGGCTTTGGAGAGGGGAGCTATACTCCTTTTAGATGAAGTTGATCTTGCCTCTAATAAGATCTTGTGTCTTCAATCTATCTTGGAAGGCAAGGGTGTATTCCTTAAGAAGATTGGTAAGTATGTTGATAGAAAACCAGGATTCAATGTCATTGCTACTGCCAATACTAAAGGTAAGGGTAGTGAGGATGGTAGGTTCATTGGTACTAATGTATTGAATGAAGCATTCCTAGAAAGATTTGCATTGACATTTGAGCAAGAGTATCCTTCTGTTAAGACTGAGCAAAAGATTCTTGAGAAAGTATCTGGTAACTTAGGTGTACTTGATGAAGCATTCTGTGCTAACCTTGCTAACTGGTCTGACATTATTCGCAGAACATTTAAAGATGGTGGTATCGATGAGGTTATTTCAACTCGTAGATTGGTACACATCATTCGTGCTTTTGCTATCTGGCAGGATCGTTTGAAAGCAATTAAGTTGTGTGTTAATCGTTTCGATGATGAAACAAAGCAGTCATTCTTAGATTTGTATGATAAGATTGATGCAGACATTCAAGTCGATCCAGATGTATCAGATCTTTAATTACATAACTGCGTTCTTTTCTGTGGTGGTTGTGAACTGTGTTCATCCAGTCAATTGGGAGAATTGTTCACAACCATTAGACGAATGGTTCTATCCAGAAATAGCACGTGGTATTGAGATTCTAAAAAATCCAGACACATTGTACAAAACCGAAAGGGATTATCTAAATGATTAAATCAGGAGATTGTAAGTTTATTGGTAGTGTCATCTCCCTTAAGGGTGGTGCCACTGCCAGAGTACTCAACGTTCGTGAGGATAAGATTTCTATTTTAAATCTTGACGGTTCTCACAAAGAGTGCTATTATGAAGAGATTCAGTATGTATGGACACCTTGATGAAATATAATGAAGATGAACTCCTCAAAGAGATTCACGATTATATTAGCAGTACCTATAGGGGTCATTACTCCGCAGGTAACGTGCAAACCCTTGACCTCATTGATTCGGTAGGAGATGCAGAAGCATTTTGCAGAAGCAATGTTCTCAAATATGCCTCACGTTATGATCGCAAAGGATCAGCACGTAAGGATATCATAAAGATCATTCACTATGGTCTATTACTCCTACACTTTAATGATAAGACTGCGAGAGCAGATTCTATGTCCAGTACCTCTACCACATTCACCGTTGATTATGACAAGTAAAGTAAAATTATCCCAAAACACAATAGATGTACTGGGAAACTATTGTTCAATCAATTCCAGTATTGTTTTTAGGAAAGGAAATGTTATCAGAACCATCAGTAACGCAGAGAACATCTTATCTAAGTATACCTGCGAGGAAAGCTTTCCAGATGACTTCGCTATATATGACCTTAGTCAGTTTCTGGTCGGTCTCGGTCTGTTTGACAGTCCTGAACTGGACTTCATGGGTAGGGATTTTGTCACTATTCGTGGCGGTCGTCAGTCAGCTAAGTATTATTTTAGTGACCCTGAGATTACGCTCAAGTCTGCTCCAGAGAAAAATGTAAAATTTCCTGGTGGTAATATTGAGTTTGATGTAACCAGTCAAGATCTCTCAAATCTTGGTAAAGCATCTAGGTGCTATGATCTTCCAGATCTAACCTTTGATACAACCAAAGGAAATATCAGACTCATTCTTAAAGACAAAGAGAATGATACTACCAACACATTCGAACAGAATGTTGATGGTACATTTGATCAGGAGTATTCTCTTAACATTAAGTATGAGAATGTTAGATTGGTTCTTGGAGACTATCATGTGAAAGTATCTGACCAATTGATTTCTGAATGGTCTCACAAGAATCTTGACCTGACCTATTACATTGCACTAGAGCCTTGAGTTTAAAGTATCCTCACCTTAAAGATTACATTTTTAAAGTGAATCTTCTACCAGAGGATCTGTGTGATAATGTAATCAAGAGATTGGAGAAGAAAGATAGGTGGGAAGATCATGGTTGGTACGATGCTAAAGATCAATCTTCATATAGTAAAGGTGACTTTTCTACAGTAAAGAATGATAAGTGTCGTCAAAAGATCTTTCCATATATTAGAGACCTCTGTATACAATACAACAAAAAGTATTTTATTAAAGAGAATACCAATTCTGATATCTTTTGGTCAACTACAGGTGACATGAAGTTTAACAAATATAGTGTTGGTGAATCCATTGAACCACACCATGATCATATCCATGATATGTTTGATGGTAAGATTCGTGGTATCCCTACCACTAGTTTGATTGGTGTACTAAACGATGATTATGAAGGTGGAGAACTTCTATTCTGGAATGAGCATCGGGTAGATTTGAAGAAGGGTGATGTTGTAGCGTTCCCTTCTGTGTTTTTATTTCCACATGAAGTCACGACAGTGACTAGTGGTATACGTTATTCTTGGGTTACTTGGTGCGTTTAATGAACAAAGATTTTTTATGGGTCGAGAAGTATCGACCAAAAGTGATTGAAGATTGTATCTTACCTGACAGTATCAAGGAAGTATTCAAGGGGTTTGTTTCTCAAGGTGAGTTGCCTAACCTTTTACTTACTGGATCTGCTGGTGTTGGTAAGACTACCATTGCAAAAGCTTTATGTGATGAGATAGGAGCATCCTATATCATGATCAATGGATCTGATGAGGGTAGGTTCCTTGACACTGTGAGGAATAGAATCAGGCAGTTTGCTTCTACTGTCTCACTCACCTCTGGAGCGTCCCACAAGGTCGTTATTATAGATGAAGCAGACAACACAACCAACGATGTTCAACTCTCACTCAGAACTGCTGTGGAGGAGTTTCATAATAATTGTAGGTTCATATTTACTTGCAACTTTATCAATAAGATTATTGAACCCTTACACTCTAGGTGTACAGTGGTTGATTTTCGTGTAAAGAATGGACAGTCTGTAGTAGTACAGGGACAGTTCTTTGAAAGACTTAGAACTATATTAAAAAATGAAAAGGTTGAATTTGAAGACAAGGTTCTGGCGAAGCTTATTAAGCGTTATTATCCTGATTGGCGTAGGCTTATCAATGAGTGTCAACGGTATTCTTCTGCTGGATCCATTGACTCCGCTATTCTCGTTGATGTTGCTGACGTTAATTTTGATCATCTTCTTTCAGCATTGAAACAGAAAGACTTCAAGACTGTGAAGACTTGGGTGGTACAGCATATGGATAATGATCCTAGTATGGTAATGCGTAAGATTTATGACAATCTATATGACGTATTAAAACCCAATTCGATCCCAGAAGCAGTGTTAGTTATCGCAAAGTACATGAGAGATATCTCCAATGTACCAGATCAAGAGATTAACATGCTTGCATGTCTGACTGAAATTATGATGACTTGCGAATTCCAATAAAGTGTGCTAAATTACTGTAGCAAGTGGAGTTTCCCCATGACTGAGTTAAAAAGACCCAATCCTTACAATGCCAAGAACACAAAAATCACTGAAGACACCACTGCGTTATCCAGGAGGGAAGAGCAGAGCAGTAGTAAAGTTACTCCAGTACCTCCCAGACCTTTCCCAGGTAAAAGAGTTTCGTGAACCATTTTTGGGTGGTGGATCAGTAGCTTTAGAAATTACAAAGAGGTATCCTAACTTAAAAACCATATGGGTCAATGATCTATATGAACCTCTTTATAATTTTTGGAGTGAGTTGCAACATAGTGGTCATCAATTACAGGGTGCTATCTTTGATAAGAAAGAGGAGCACCCTGATAGAGAGACTGCGAGAACTTTATTTAATGAATCCAAACAACATATTAATGACAAAGAAAAATCTAACTTTGATCGTGCCGTCGCTTTTTATATCGTTAATAAGTGTAGCTTCAGTGGCCTCACTGAGTCTTCATCATTTTCTCCACAAGCGTCAGAGTCCAACTTCTCCGTTGCAGGAATCGATCGCCTCCACGAGTATTCAGAACTTATCCAAGACTGGATCATTACAAATTTATCATACGAAAGACTGCTGACAGACGACTGGGACAACAGAGGAATCTTTACATACATGGATCCACCATATGATATCAAAGACAATCTATATGGTAGAAAGGGTGGAATGCATAAGGGATTTGATCATGATGAGTTTGCTAAGAACTGTGACAGATATACAGCACCTATGCTGATCTCTTACAATTCTGATCAAATTGTTAAGGATCGTTTCAAGGAGTGGACAGTTGCTGAATTTGCACACACTTACACCATGCGGTCCGTGGGGTGCTATAATAAAGATCAAGCAACGAGGAAGGAACTAGTCCTATTAAATTATGAAATGTGAAGTGAAACTCTATGTTGCTGGCAGAGTCTATAGTGAGTTTGTCGAAGCACGTAACTACCAAGAAGCAAAGGAAGTTGCTAAAGTACGCAACCCACATGCTAAGGTAATGTCTGTTAATGCTGTATTCAAATGAGCAAAACTAATTTACAAGAGAAAATTGAGGTCGCTGAGAAGCGTATAGCAGAATTGCGTTTGTTAATTGATGCATGGAAATTGCAGGCTGACTGGCGTGAGGACAAAAAATAATGTATCAACTGAAAGATTATCTGTATTCCATCAATCAATCTAAAAAGAATTTGATGGATGGAGATCCTGATGCCGTTAAAAAATACTCACCCTATGTTGTTAATCGGTGTCTATCATCTTTCACAGATGCTATTCTGTATGTCAATGAAATGAATAAGTCTTCTCATCTTCCTAAGAAGATGCAGTATGACTTTTACATAAATAGTTTGAAGCCTAGAAAGCGTTTTTCGCCATGGGCACGAAAAGATTCTATTGATTATCTTGACGTAGTTAAAGAGTATTATGGTTATAATGATGATAAAGCTCTCCAAGCACTCAGAATTCTCACAAAGGATCAACTTGAACATATTAAATATTCATTGAGAAAGGGTGGGAACAATGAGCGTCGAAACTGAGATCCAGTGGAAACAATCAGACATGATTGAAGTCATGCTGAGTGAACCAGATGATTTTTTAAAAGTTAGAGAGACACTTACTAGGATAGGAGTAGCATCTCGTAAAGAAAAAAAGATTTATCAATCTTGCCACATTCTTCATAAGCAAGGGAAGTATTACATAGTTCATTTTAAGGAACTGTTTGCTCTTGATGGGAAGAAGACTAATTTATCAACAAATGATGTACAACGTCGTAATAGAATTGTGCAGTTACTATCTGATTGGGGATTGATTAAGATTGTTGACAGTGATTCTGTATCAGACTTAGCACCTCTTAATCAAATTAAAGTCTTGGCATTCAAAGAAAAGGGTGACTGGACACTTGAAAGCAAGTATAATATTGGTAGGAAGAAGACAGAAACTACATGATTTATGGTGATAGTATTAATGATCTTGTTATAAAAAAAGTAGAAGGCAAATTACATAGATGGAAAACGTGGGAACCAAAGACACCATTTGCACCTAATGTAGATGCACATGTTTTTTGTGATGAGTATCCAGAGATACTTGCTAAGGAAATAAATTTAATAGCAAGTCAGGCTCGTTTGGGTCAGGTATCAGAAGCAAAATTTTTAACTGGTGCTGATTATAAATCTTTGTGGACCAAGTATAATGTTTTTGCTTGGGAACAAGTAGTATTCAAAGTAATCAGAGATTTAATATACGATAGTTATGTTGAGTATTGTGAAACTCTTCACGTAGAAGTCTTAGACAGAAAAGATATTTGGGTCAGGGGATGGTTTGCTAGATTAGAACATGGAGAGAGTATTGGAATGCACTCCCATGCTATACATGAGAATGCATTTGTTAGTGGTAACATGGCATTGAATACACTTATACCACCCACAACTACAGATTATTGGATACCATTGTTTAGTTTATATCATGGATATTTCAAGGTAACTAACAAACCAGGTGCTATTACATTATTTCCTTCATGGTTACAGCATAGGGTTGATTCAAATCCTAGTGTGAAGGTTCGGTATACCCTAGCTTTCGATCTTTTTAACGAATACAACTTCAAATATATCAGGAAAACCGAAACAACTGATACGGATCTTGCGAAAATAATCCTGTTGTCAACTAAGCTATAGTGTGATTAAATAGTAGTGTCGCCGCAAGGGACACAAAACACACTCGCTTAATAAGGAGAACTATCATGGGTAACATAACAAGGTATCATGCTGCGGATTTACCACAGCTACTAGACAGAATTAATAAGAACTCCATCGGAATGGAAGATTTTTTCGATGGGTTTTTTAATGCAACAACAGATAACTATCCACCATACAATTTGGTATCTGTAAACAACATTGAATCCAAACTGGAGATCGCTCTTGCTGGTTTCAAGAAAGAAGAGGTTGCAGTTTACACAGAGTATGGTAAACTGTTTATAGAAGGCAAGAAAGAAAACACAGACACAGAGACAGAATACCATCACAGAGGACTAGCACAGAGATCTTTCAAGAGGTCATGGAATATTTCAGATGATGTAGAAATCAGGTCTGTAGAGTTTCAAGACGGTCTTCTTTCTGTTAGACTAGGCAAAATCATTCCAGAGCATCATGCTAGGAAAGATTGGCTTTGACTTGACAAGTGGTTAAATACCATGTATACTAATAAAACCGTAGACAATAAACTATGACGGATTCCGCTGCTGGTGCAGCATCAGCACCAATTCAACACAATATTAGAATCGTTACACTAGCGTCAGGAGAGAACGTTATCTGCAACTTCTCTCAGGTTCGTGAGGATGATAAGTTTGTAGCATATCAAATGTTATATCCTTTGATCACAGAGCTTGAGGTAGAGGGTGTGGAAGGTACTCCTGAAGCTACGTATCGTGTGAACTATCGTCGTTGGAATGTCTTCACACCTTATGAAGATTTTAGATTAAATCCACAACATGTGGTTACTGCCATGCCTCCAAATAATGAGATCATGACAAATTATGTACAAAAGTTGAAGGAAGCTGGAGTTGATCTAAGTTTCTTACCTAATAATGGAGAGGACATTTTAAATGGAGGAGCAGGAACAACAGGAGAATCGAGTACAGCTGCTGCTAC